GCTTTGTTAAGTTGCTCGTAATTCTTATATTTTTCGCATATGTCGTTCACTTCGTAAACAATGCATTGCCTACTGTGGCTTAAATCGTCTTTCATAATATTTTATCCTTTTTGTGCTTCGATGCTGTTAACAACATCACGGAACGCCCATCGCTGGGCGCTCTCTGATAGTGTTAAGCCGTGAATATGACTAAAAGTATTCCGCAAGTAGCAAACAAGCCCACACACGCCAGAGCGTCGGCTACTATCTCGGTGGTTTCGTTTGACAGCCAGCGTTTGAGGGTTTCGAGCGCGTGTATCATGAGCTTAACCACTCGCCATAGGTTTTTAATGGCAAGCCGTTCCTGGTAATATCTCCGCCTTTGCCGTCATCCGCGCAGCTTAGATAGATTTGATATTCCTGGTCGTTCGAGCCTCTATACTTTGTCTGGGTTGCTTCCAGGCGGTGGCTTTCTTCTATTAGTTCCTCGAGGTCAGTCTGTCGCTCCCCAAACTGAGAGGCGCTGCCCTGGTTAAATATGTCGTATTGCCCGGTCATTACATGCACCTCAACTTTTGCGCGTGGTCTTGCAGTATCTCGATTGATGCCCAATCTCGTATTTGATGCAGTCCGTCACATTGTGCGTAATTCTGTATTGTCAAAAATACTTTTGATTGTTTGCAAGCTTTTCTAAATGTCTCGCAATCCTTGTCCTGATCTAATGCAAACACTGAGCCCCATCGAGGGAGTACAGTTGTGCGGCTATCGTGGCTAAAATCATTTTTATTTAAGCCGACTTTCTGAATGTCCACTTCTCGAACGACTAACCAGCGATTCCACTGGTCGCCCTCATAGCGTGTTATCATTTCGTTTTTCATCATAATTTATTACCTTTTTGTGCTGTTGATATATGTCGACTGACATACAATAGACAAACCATGCAAAAAATCATACAATACTGTCAAGTAAAAAAACGTAACAGATTGGCTAACATGGGATTAATTAGACACAGAAAAGCAACAGACCAGCAAAAAGACTTTGTGCAGTATTTGGTAAGGGAAAACAAAAACCCTACCGAAGCTGCGCGCATGGCTGGCTATCTACATCCAAAACAATCCGCCTATGATTTAACTCGCAACCCTTCAATTCTACTGCTTATTCGGCAAGCTAGACAAACAGTCTACCAGACCGACCTTGCCAGTTTGGCAGCTGATACGCTTAAAGTTGTGATGCTAGACCCTGATGCGCCAGCAAGCGCAAAGGTTAGTGCAGCCAGGACATCTTTAGAACTGGCTGGCGACCTGGTAAAAGGTGCAGACGGATCGATTGATGGACGTAACCTTGCCGAGTTAACGCCTGATCAGCTGGCTAGTATGATCGATCGATGGGAAAATGAACGCGCAGAACTGGCAAAAGACGTAACAACAGCGCAAAACTCAGAAAAAACCTAATAAAAACAATGCAACGATTAGTACAATTGGGACTATTTGTATAATAATGTGACCCCGATCGACCCCACCCCCTGGCGTAGTCCGACCCGTGGCATCATGTGTATTATGGCGGTCGCTATAAATTTTACGCAATTTTGAACTTTTGCTTCGTTTCGTTGATTGATGCCGCCAACACCTGTATAATGCAATCAACAGTAACGGAAAACGATATACAATGTCAGTTAATCTTTCGGTGGGCAGAGGGGAGAAACGTCCTACAAAAGATGGTGCTGGACTTAGCGATGATGGGATCAAGAAATACAACAAAGCCACGGGGTCTAACTTAAAACGCGCTGTAACTGAAGCAAACCCAACTGGCGAAGCAAAGAAAAGAAAAAAAAGTTTTTGCGCTAGAATGTCAGGAATGAGAGGCGCAACGAGTGAGAACGGCGAACTAACCCGAAAGGGCGCAGCATTAAAACGATGGAGGTGTAATTTAGCATGAGTTTATACGAAAATATTAACAAACGTAAAAAGGCTGGCACAAGCCGACCAAAGAGCGAAAGCACTATTAGCGACAAGTCATATTCTAATATGAAGGCTGGCTTCCCAAACAGCAAAAAGAATAAGGCCAAAAAAAAATCTAAGATGGCTAAGTCTATGGGGTACGCATAATGCCTAACCTAACACCAAAACAAAAGAAGATAGCTAGCGCAGCTAACCCTAAAGATAAAATAACTGGTGCTGATTTCCAAGCATTACGCAACACGCCGAACTCTGCAAGGAAGGGCGCTGCTGCAAAAAAACAAGCCAAGAAATCTCGAATGGCCTCTGCAATGGGATATGGAACTAGCTAATGGCACAACCACGCGACTACACTAGGCAGTATAACTTTAAAGATTATCAGGCCACAACGCCAGCTGATCCGTTACCAGGCGTACAAGTAGACGCGGAACTTAATTCCGTTAAGCTAACCTTAGACGATTTAAACACGAACATTGCCAAGATCCAGCGTGATGACGGCAAGCTGGGCAATCAGGCTGTTCACAAGGATGCGTTTGATCCAGGTGCATTAGCCTTAATAAACGCTAATGGTTTTGCTCCAAAGGGTGATTGGTCAACGGGAAGCACTTATGCTGTTGGCGACATTGTAGATTTTAACAGCGGAACGTATTTGGCTACTGCGGCACATACATCGAGTGCTGCTTTTGCTACGGATGATGCGGCTAATAGGTGGATACTGATTGCGAACGCTGCCATATCTGGCACTAGTTCGGCGGTAGATAAGTTTGAGGGTGACGGGTCTACGACAGTTTTTACCTTAACGTACACTTATGCGTCTACGACATCGATACAAGTATTTGTAAATGGGGAGTTATTAAACCCTACGGATGATTATACGATTAGCGGCAACCAGCTAACGTTATTTACTGCACCAGGTATTCCTACAGTTGCAGGGAATGAAAATGTAATTATTTGGGGCGCTAGTGTTGTAGGGCAAGCTGCTGCTAATGCTGCGGCTGCAAGCGCCTCGAACGCCAGTGGTTTTGCGGATGAAGCTGATAACTGGGCGCGAAAGACTACTGGTCTTGTTGAGAGCAGCGATTATTCATCGAAAGCGTATGCGATAGGCGGTACTGGCGTTGATAATGGGTCGGGATCTGCGAAAGATTGGGCTACCAAAACAACGTCTACTGTTGGAAATACCAGCGAGTATTCAGCTAAATACTGGGCGACACAGGGTAATGTACCGATTGTTGCGGCTGGAATAACGAATATTAACACTGTTGCTGGTCAAATAACGCCTACAAATAACATTGCGACATTGGCTGGTATAAACGCGGCTATAACAACGGTCAGCGGAATAAGCAGCAATGTGACCACAGTAAGCGGCATAAGCGCGGATATTTCGACAGTTGCTGCAATAAATACCTCTGAACTAAGCACATTAGCTTCTAATATGGGCTCGGTCACGACGGTTGCGACTAATATTACGAGTGTTGTTAAGGTAGCGCAAGATTTAAATGAGGCGATTAGTGAAGTCGAAACGGTTGCGAATGATTTAAATGAAGCGACCAGTGAAATTGAGGTAGTAGCAAACGCAATATCAAACGTAAATTCAGTTGGTTTATCGATAAGTTCAGTTAATACGTTGGCGGCTATTGCGACAGATATTACTGGTGTAAACACAATTTCAGCAGATGTAACCTCTGTAAAGAACAATAGTGGTGATATTACAAACGTCAGCACTAACATGACAAATGTTACAACTGTTGCTCAATTAGAAACTAAAATTAACAATTTAGATTCAATATCAACGGCTATTACGGGCGTACATAACAACGCAACGAATATAAATGCGGTTAATGCTAATCAAACTAATATTGATGCAGTTGCTGGTATAAACGCTTCTATTTCGACGGTTAGCGGTATTAGCAGTGATGTGACGCAAACGGCTGCAAATTTTAGCGGCATAGCTGATTTTGCACAGACATATAAAGTTAGTGCCAATCAACCCACAGGGTCGGTTGAAGGAACTTTATGGTTCGATACGACTAATGATTTGATGAAGGTGTACGACGGGAACGCATTTCAAAACGCTGGCTCGTCTGTCAATGGCACGGTTGAAAGCAAGCAATATGTTGTTGGCACGAATAGCGGAACGTATGCCGGATCACTTACAACGTTTCCTTGTAATTATGATAGTGGTTACGTTCATTTCTGGCTAAACGGCGTCAAATTGCAAGACGGCGTAGATTTTACAGCAACAGACGGATCGAACATAGTTCTTAATTCAGCCGCAACGAATGGTGATGTGGTTAGCATCGTTGCTTACGGCACTTTCTTATTAGCTGACCACTACAGCAAAACGGCGGTCAATGCCTTAATTGACGACGTTGAAACTCTAGCTCTAGCAGGGATCTAATTATGGCAATAAACACGACAACGGTTGAAACAAACCTTACCACTAAACTAAACGCTACAACTGGCACAACGGACGCAAAAGAGTTTTTGCTTTTGGGTAAGGCTGTTGAGGCATTACAACCATCAGTAACAGTAACTAGCATTCAGAATGAGGGCGCTACCCAAGTAGCAGCCGTACAAGCGGCAGCGTCAGGGTATGCTCCGTTAGCAGGGGCTACCTTCACTGGCGCAATAGATATGGGTTCAAACAATATTACCACCACTGGTAAAATCTTGTACTCCAATGTTTATTCTCAACTATCTGACCTTCCATCAGCGTCCACCTATCATGGCGCTTTTGTGCACGTCCACGCTACTGGCAAGGCTTATTATGCACATAATTCAGCGTGGGTTCCGCTAGTTAATTCTGACGCAAATGGTGATGTTACCATAGACGGCTCTCTTACGGTAAATGGAACTCAGACTACTATAAATTCAACTACTTTAGATGTTGATGATTTGAACATCACAGTAGCAAAAGGCGCAGCAGACGCAGCAGCAGCTAATGGCGCAGGGTTAACGGTAGACGGTGCTTCAGCCACATTTAACTATGCCAACAGCGGTGACAAGTGGACTATGAATAAGCCACTAGATGTTACTGGTGCGGTTACGGCTACTGGGGCAGATATAAATGGCGCTCTAAGTATTGAGGAAGTTAAAGAAAAGTTAATTACTGACGCTACTACTACTGGAACTTACAACTTTGATGCAGTCAATGGTGCGGTAGTTTATTTCAGCGGAGACATGGGAGCGAACAGAACTCTTAATTTTAGAGGTGATGGATCAACTACATTAGACAGCCTTATGACTACTGGTGAACTAATGACGTTTACCTTAATAGCTGAACAAGGTGGTACTGGTTATTACTTCAACACAATAACAGTAGATGGGTATACACCAAATAAGAAATGGCAAGGCGGTAGCCCCCCTACTAGTGGAAACGCCTCATCGAATGATATTTATACCATTACTATTCAAAAGTTTAGTGCCTCAAGTTGGCGAATCTACGCTTCTCTAACCCAGTATGATAACTAATAGGGAAAGTTATAATGATATTTCCAAAGAAACCTCAAATATTATACGCCCCAATGTTGTCTACTTTTGGTGGTGGGTCGGCAAGAGGATTTGGTAAAAATCTGGGTGGGGCGGTCGATCCTAATGCTGATGCTAATTTTCCTGTTGGGTATTATAATACAAACTTTGGTTCTGCAACCAGCGCATGGTTTTCTGCTGGTACTTATGGCTACCCTGCGGTTGATGGTGGAAGTGATTATAAATTTACCGCAGGGCAAGATATAAGCCGACAGAATTTAAGGTATAAATCTTTTTCTAATTCAAATTCATTTATGATTTGTGTTTGGAAAGATGTAGCCGCAGCGCATGGTGGTTATCATTATGAACTTCATTATATGTTTAGGGTAGATAATTCTACTACAGATGGCACTAATGTGACTTTTGATATTGGTAGTTCACCATATTCTGTTGGTGATCCTGTCATTCCTGCAACTGGAGACTACTATTTAGGTTGGGTATCTGGTGTTCCCAGTGGCGTAGGTAATGGTTCTAGTGGGTCTATGTATGTAGATACAAGTAGCACTTATAACAATCAAAGCCGAATACATTATGCAAATCCTGTAGGTAATTCCTTGGTAAGCATAGGAGATGTACTTTACATGTCTAGCTATAACCAAGCGCAGTATATGTCTATAAGAATACAAAATTAGGGTGCTATTATGCATCTTGGCTTAATAATTTAATAGGAAAACACTCATGTCTAAAGCAAGATTATTAGCAGATTTAATGAGAGACAGCAAAATTTCGCTGGCTGAAGTCTCCGGCGAAGCTTCAAGCGCAGACTTCAATGTAACCCAATCGGATTACAGAACAAACGATGTGAGCCTCGATCTAAAAGTAGAGTCTCTAGAAGATGAAAACTTACTGAACTTAGGAGTTTAAAATGCCAACAGTAAACAACAACTTTTCGTCGCTTATAACGGCGATTGATACTAAGGCTCAGTCATTAGCTGCGTCTACTACAAACCCAAAGGACTTAGTGTTTTTAGGTAAAACACTTGAGGCTCTGAACATAACAGGCACGGTTGCAGATGTTATTGCTCAAGGCGACACTCAAGTAGCGGCGGTAACTGCCGAAGGAACTACCCAGGTAGCGGCTGTTCAAGCAGCTGGTAGCGGTTACGCGGCATTAGCTGGCGCAACTTTTACGGGTGCAGTAAATATACCTGATTTAACTGTAACAGGAACAACCACAACTATTAATACAGCTACATTAGATGTAGAAGATAAAAACATTACCGTAGCAAAAGGCGCAGCCGATAGCGCAGCGGCTAATGGCGGTGGTCTGACAGTCGATGGTGCAGGAGCTACGTTCAACTACGCCAGTACTGGTGACAAATGGACTACAAACAAAGGTCTAGATGTAGGCGGTACGTTAGAGATCGATGAAGTTCTTGAGACTGTAGGAATAGGCACAACCGCATCAGGCGCTCAAGACTTTGATCTTGCAACTAGGTCTGTAATTTACATAACCGCAAACCAAACTGCTAATAGATCGATTAACTTTCGAGGTGATGGATCAACGACTTTAGACAGTATGATGGCTGTAGGACAAAGTATAAGTTGTGCGGCTTTAATGACCCAAGGCTCAACAGCCTACTACCTAAATAGTTACAATGTAGACGGAACCTCAGTCACTCCAAAGTGGCAGGGCGGTAGCGCACCAACGGCAGGTAATGCTTCTGGAATAGATGTCTATACATTTACTCTAATCAAGACAGCGGCAAATACATTCACAGTTTTGGCAACAGTAGCGGCATTCGCTTAGTAGGAGATACTCACAATGATTTTTCCTAAAAAACCTCAAATATTATACGCACCCATGTTGGGAACTCTAGGCGGTGGCTCTATGCGGAGCTTTGGCAGAGGTACTGGTGGTGGCGGTCTGTATGATTTTAGTGAAGGACTACACCTTGTTCCTTACGAATCTCAGGTAGTAGCAGGTCAAGATCACCGATTTGGTATGTATAATTTTGATGAATACAGACCAGATTTAATTCTTGGCGCTAGTTACACTGCACCTTACCTAACTCCAGGGGCAACTACTTTAAGGGATGATGGTGTTTATTATTATATCCAATGGACTAGTAATCCAAAAATGATCTGGTGGACTGTACCCTACACTGGATCATATAATTTTATCTGTCGGGGCGCACAAGGCGGTAGACCCTACAACTACACAGCAGGACGCCTTGGAGGGGCAGGGGCAAATTTACAAGGCACTTTTGACGCTACTGAGGGTGATATATACTATATATGTGTAGGGCTGAATTTGGGCAATCCGTCTTCAGCAAATGGAGATCATGGGCATGGTGGTGGTGGGGCAAGTTTTATTGCTAAAGGCACTGCTATGTTAAGCGCAAACGCTGCTAATGCTTCTGGCACTGACAGAGCGCCTGTTGTGGTAGCAGGGGGTGGCGGTGGAACAGCAGGGTATAATTGGGTTGGCAATGACACTCAAGCTTCTGGTTTAAACGCTTCTATTGAAGTGTCTAATAATAGTGACAATGGTTACTGGAGCAATGAAGCTACTAGAAATGACTCTCATGCCCATGTGCCTTACAATCAACATTCAATGATTGTAAATACTAGGGCAGGATATGGGGGTCTTGGTGGTCAACAGAACCATCAAAACTCACTTCTTAATAACCCACTTCCAAAAAGATTTTACCAAGCTAATCCAAGCCAATCAGGTCCAAGCATGTTAAATGCAAGTGACTATAATGGCGCAGCAGGGGGTGCAGGTTGGCTAGAAACTGGTGCATCGGGGTCAAATTCCACTGTAGGTGGAACTCGTCTATATGATCAGGCATCAGGTGGGAACGCAGGTTATACCAGAGGCGAAGGAGGATTCGGTGGCGGCGGTGGCGCTCGAAATACATCAGGCGGTGGTGGAGGTGGCTATATAGGCGGCTCTGGTGGACTGTGGGGTAATATTGGTTGGACTAACGGTGGCGGTGGCGGTCTTGATGCCTACGGTGGGTTTGGCGGTACATCTTACTGCAACTACAATTTTGTAACGTCTGTAACTGCTACACAAGGCCCAAGGTCGCACCTAGCTGAAAACTTTGGTCGAGTTCAAATCTGGCCTAACTAAAATCCATAAACCCTTATAACCTCTGCTTTAAAGTAGACAAATGCAGTCAACATGGAAAGACAAATGAGCAAACCGACACTATACAGTCTAGATAAGAGGGTGGTGAAAATAGAAACGCAACTTGAGGAGCGTTGGAAGGAGGCCATACTGAGGATTAAGCGCATCGAGAAAATAATATTCGGTACTGCTGGGGCTATAATCCTGATGCTGGTTTCCATTCTTACGCGGATGTAATGATTGACCCAGTTTCGTGCGTTGCCCTAGCGACAGGTGCATATAAAACTCTCCGCGCTGGTTTAGACACCTATAAAGATATTTCTGAAATGGGTGGTGCTTTAGCAAATTGGGGGAAAGCGTGTTCGGATTTTCAACAAATAGAGGAGCGTCATAAAAATCCACCCTTCTGGGAAAAAACTTTCAAAGGCTCTGACATGGAAACCGCTACGCTTCTTTGGGCAAAAAAAGAAGAAATGTCGCGTATGCGATCTGAGCTAAAAGACTACGTCAGTTGGAATTTTGGGCCAAAAAAATGGGATGAAATTTTGTCAATAGAGGCGCAAATGAGAAAACAAAGAAAAGATGAAATATACAAAAAACAAGCTAGAATTGATGCCGCAATAAATTTTGCAATAGGTGCAGTAATATTTGGCATCGGTGCAACTGTATTATTTGGGGTGTTTTATTTTTGGGGAAGCAAGCAAGGGCGCTGGTGATGTGGGTTTTACTTTGGGTTCAATTAACAACTAGCACAGCTAGTGGTAATGAATTTGAACACTATCACGTTGGCAGCTACACGAAACAAGAAGTCTGCGAACTAGCAAAAGATGAAGCTAAAGTTCTTGTGACAAACGAAAAATCAAAAATAGTCTGCATAAAAATAGAATTGTGACACTGAGGGAATGGCGCGGAAAATACATAATTTACGACAAAAACGGAAAAGTAATTGTGATAACTCGAGACCGAGCAATCGCATTACGGATAGCGAGGCAAATTGAACGAATACGACATAAACGGAAACGGAAAGATTGATCCAGACGAACGGGAAATCATGCTCGAGGATCGTCGCCGGAACATGGAAGATATGGACAAAAAACGTGACGTACAGAGGCGCTTAGTAGTTGCTTGTACTGTTGGGATGCTGGCGTATCCCGTAGCAATCATTTTTGCGTCTTACGTCGGCTTATCGCAAGCCGCAGAACTCATTACAGACATAGCAAGCGTTTATGTGATTGGGAGCTCAGGGGTAATTGCGAGCTACTTTGGATTTAATATGATGGAGGCTAAAAATGCTACAAGCACTGATCGCACCAGTAGCTGAACTTGCTGGAGGTTGGCTTAATGCCAAAACCCAAGCGCAAGCTGCGAACGCCAAGCTAAAATTAACAGAGGCGGAAGCGAAAGCTAAGATTTTGCTCTCGAAGGAGACATCGACGGCGGATTGGGAAAAAATAATGGCGCAAGGTACGCAAAACTCTCTCAAGGACGAGTTTGTGACCGTAATTGTGCTTATTCCAGTAATCTTATGTTTCATTCCAGGTTTAGAAGAAACCGTTAAAAACGGTTTTACCCGTCTTTCTGAGTTGCCCGAGTGGTATACTTGGCTGGTCTTCACGGTATGTAGTGCCGCCATAGGAATACGCGGTGGCAAACATCTATTTGGTAAGAAATAATGGCTGATTTAAAAGTACCTTTAGCTTTAGTTCTTGCAATGGCTGTGCAGCTGGTTGGTGGTGTTTGGTGGATTAGCGAACAGGCACATCGAATATCGCATTTAGAGAGCCAAGTTGCTGAAAACAACGAGTGGATCGATCAGCTTTATGCAGACACCGAAAACTTAATAAAGTTTGCCACCTTTACAGAAAATCGTTGGGCGGCTGCTTACGAAGAATTTGGCTACACCCGAACGTGGGGAACAAAACAAGTGGAGACAGAATAATGGAAAAAAATTGGGATATGTTTTTTGATATGTTGATGGTTCACGAAGGAGCTTTCCAAGACGACCAAAGGGATTCTGGAAATTCTCAAGGCGATGGACACGGCAATGAGGGCTCTACTATGTGGGGCGTTACTGCTTGGAATTGGGCTAAATATACAGACAAGCCAGCACCCAAAGATGTAATGAAAGCGTTAACAAAAGAGGATGTGAAGCCTTTTGTTAAGACACAATACTGGGATAATGTGCGCGCAGATCAATTACCGAACGGTTTGGATATTTGTGTTGCGGATATGGCGTATAATGCCGGAGGTCGTAGAAGTGTAAAGATATTGCAACGTGCGGTTTCGGCAAACCCAGATGGTTTAATAGGTAGTAAGACAATTGCTGCTTGCCATGATCTAACTCCTAAAGACGCACTTGATAAATACCATCACGGCAGACAGCAATACTACGAGTCTCTTGATGATTTTAAAATTTACGGAAAAGGTTGGTCTAGGCGTAATAAAGAAACGCTGGAATTGGCGTTAGGATTATTAAATGAGTAACGCCAAGGTACTTAATGAGCTTGAGAATAAGATTGCTGCTGCAAAGCGGCAAAAGAGAGCTATTGAGTGCCGCACAAGCTTTATCGATTTTGTTAAATACACCATGCCTGATGCAGATGATCCCGAAAACATTGACGAAAGTATGTTTAAGGACGCAAAGCACCATCGAGCGTTGGCAAAGGTTCTCGAGAAGGTAGAAAAGGGGCATATCCCACGATTAATAGTCTCGATGCCGCCTAGACATGGTAAATCTGAACTTATATCGCGTCGATTTGTGCCTTGGTTGCAGGGTCGAGATCCTTACAGAAACGTAATTTTTGCTACATATAACGAAGATTTTGCAAAAGATTTCGGTGCAGATGTGCGTAATATAATGATGCTGCCTCAGTATAAACACGTTTTCCCGAGCTTTGGATTGCGAAAAGGTGGTGCAAGTAAATCGAGAATACAAACTGGATCTGGCGGTATGTCAGTATTTGTTGGGCGAGGTGGCTCTATTACTGGTCGAGGTGGTGATTTTGTTATTCTCGATGATCCGATCAAAGATAGTATCGAGGCTAACAGCCCGACGTTGCGCGAACAGCTATGGCAGTGGTTTACCCAGGTGCTTATGACCCGTCTTATGACTGCATCAGCGTCTATTGTTATTGTGCAAACTAGGTGGCATGAGGATGATTTAATCGGTAGACTAACTGACCCCACTAATCCGCATTACAGTCCAGAAGAAGCATCGAAGTGGAAGATTATTAATTTACCAGCATTAGCGGAAGAAGACGATCCATTGGGTCGAGAAGTTGGCGAATTATTATGGCCGGATAGGTTTGATCTAGAGTTTATGGAAGCCCAGAGGCGTCTGGACTCTCGAGGGTTTAGCGCATTGTACCAAGGCCGTCCTACACCCGAAGATGGTGATTTGTTTCGCAGAGAAAATATAAAATATTATAATCGCAAAGATGCACCAAAAGATTTAAGGATATATGCGGCCAGCGATCATGCGGTTGGTGTCGATAGAACTAGAAATGACGCAACGTGCTTGCTGATAGTAGGCGTAGATCAGAACGACGATATATATTTGCTCGATACTTGGTGGGAAAAACAGCCTACAGATAAAGTGGTCGATGCTATGCTGGGGTTAATAAAGAAATGGAAGCCTCTTATCTGGTGGGCAGAAAAAGGTCATATTTCTAAAGCTATTGGCCCGTTTTTGCGTAAGCGCATGGCAGAAGAACGAATATATTGTCGGATCGAGGAAGTAACGCCAGTAGCCAATAAAGTTCAAAGAGCGCAGTCGATCTTAGGTCGTATGGCAATGAATAAGGTGCTATTTCCAAAGCAATCAGTCTGGACACAAAAAGCCACCGACGAGATATTAAAGTTTCCCAATGGTCGCCATGATGACTTTGTAGATACCCTTGCGTGGATAGGTATGGGATTGGCTCGACTTACTACGCCTGGTGGTGGTATAGTAAAAACAACAAGTACGCCAAAGGTCGGCACTCTGGCTTGGGTTAAGTGGGATGCTGCTTTAAGAAAAAAGCAAGACTTTATGAATGTAAAAACAGGTGGTTGGTAAATGCACGAAGAAATGACGATAACTACGACAGACGTAGACAAGCCAGAACCAACAGAACGCCGCAAGGCTCTAGTAAATCAATGGCTGGCAAGAATTAAACACGCCAAAGAATTTCATAAAAAATCATTTACAACCATGAAGCGCGATATGGATGCGGCGTTGAATGGCTTTGAAGACTCGAAATGGTCTGAAGAAAATTATGTAGCCAACATATTACAGCGTCATGTGCAGCAACGAACAGCACAGTTGTACGCTAAAAACCCCAAGGCGGTAGCTAAAAGACGAAATAGAATGAGCTACCAGTTTTGGGATGGGGAAGCTGATACACTTGCTCAAGCGTTTATGACTTCCGAGCAAGCTTCTAGCACTGGGTTGCCTGTTCCGCCAGCGGCAGCAAACATTATTCAAGATTACACTGCTGGTAAAACACAAAACAAAATGCTGGATAATGTTGCTAAAACATTAGAAAATCTTTTTGAATATTACATGAAGGAACAACAGCCAGCCTTTAAGTCTCAAATGAAAGCTTTGGTACGCCGTGTAGTTACTACTGGTGTTGGTTTTGTAAAAGTTGGCTTTCAGCGCGACATTGATCGAGCGCCAGAGGTTGCTGCTAAGATTGCAGATGTTCAAGCACAGATAGATTTTATGCGTCGGGTTACTGAGCAAGCGGCTGAAGGTGAAATACAAAAAGACGATCCGCAAATCGAAGAACTTATGTTGTCTATGCAAGCGTTACTTGAAGAACCAATGGTGACGATCCGCGAAGGGCTTGTGTTTGATTTTCCAGAAGCAAATTCCATTATTATTGATCCTAGATGCCGCCAGTTGCGTGGGTTTGTTGGATGCGAGTGGGTTGCACATGAGCTATATCTTACGCCAGATGAAATAAAAGAAATATACGACGTTGATCTTAAAAATTCTTATAAAACATATGACATGAAAGGTCGTCTGATTGGTCATGGTGATGCCAACAAGCTATCAACGTCTTATGATGGTATTTCCGGCGAAGGTGCGCCGAAGGGATTAGCACAAGTTTACGAAGTATACGATAGAAAGACGGGTGTGCAGTATGTGGTTGCAGATGGACACCCTGACTTTTTGCGTGAGCCCTCAGCGCCAGCTGTAAATGTAGAAACCTTTTGGCCGATATTTGCTCTTGTCTTTAACGAGGTTGAGCATAAAGATCACTTATACCCACCCAGCGACATTAGTTTGCTGCTGCCGATGCAGCACGAATATAACAGAGCAAGGCAGGGATTAAGGGAGCATCGAAGGGCTAATAGGCCGAAGTATGCAGCACCAGCTGGTGTTTTAGAGGATCACGATAAAGAGAAGTTGGCAACGCACCCAGCAAATGCGGTGATAGAGTTGCAAGCTTTGGCAGCTGGTCAAAAAGTAAATGACGTTATCCAGCCCGTAGGTCAGATTGGAATAGATCCTAATTTATATGAAGTTCGTACAATTTTTGACGATATTCAGCTAGTTGTTGGGGCGCAAGAAAGCAGCTTTGGCGGTTTGTCCAAAGCGACGGCTACAGAAACATCCATTGCTGAAAGCGCACGAATGTCGAGCCTTGGTGCGAATGTCGATGAACTTGATAGTTTTATGTCAGAGATTACCCGTGCAGCTGGGCAAGTGTTATTAGCTAATCTTGGCAGAGAAGAAGTAGTTAAGATTGTAGGTAATGGCGCGGTGTGGCCGGAAATGACCAGAGATCAGATCATGGAAGAAGTATTTCTAGAGATCGAGGCTGGATCAACGGGTAAACCTAATCGTGCTGCTGAACTTGCAAACATAGAACGGATTATGCCGTTTTTGCTGCAAATTCCTGGTATCGATCCAAAATGGTTAGCAAAAGAATTGTTAAAACGTCTTGATGACAAGCTCGATCTTGACTCAGCGTTTACAGATAAAATTCCTTCAATTGTCAGTATGAACCAAGGACAAGGACAAGGAACTGGTGATCCAGCGTTAGCTGGTGTGCCAGGAGGAGGTGCGGATAACGCGCCTAGACAGTTGCCCTCTGGTTCGGGAGGTGTTGCACCAATGGGGGCAAATAACCAGTAATTTTTTGCTGTTTGTTGATTGTTACGATCAACAGAGGTAAAATGCAGATAGAAGGAAGGACGCTAATATGGTTGATGAAACCACGGAATCGGAAACGTCCACCGAGGCCGACGATATAATCGAGGACGATAAGGCGGAGTCGTCAACGCCAGAAAGCGAAACTGAAGCGGATTTACTCAGTGTCATAAAGGATGCTGCACAACCCGAAGAAGAACCAGAGTCGCACTCTGAAAGTGAGGAAGTAGAAAGGGATGAAGTTGCAGCGGAATCTACTGATAGTGATGCAGATGTTGAGTTTGCAGATCAGGAAGAAGATTACTCTAATTTACCGTTCCACAAGCACCCTCGTTTTAAAGAACTTGTTCAACAAAGGAATGAAGCAAAGGAAAGCGCACAGAAGTTTGATGTGATGCAAAATTATCTGACAACAAATAATTTGTCAGGAAATGAAGCAGCAATTGGTTTAGACATTATGGTTAAAATGAAGTCTGACCCAATGGCAGCATTAACAGCATTAAAACCTTATGTGCAGCAATTATCCCAAGCGGCTGGCATTGTTATGCCACAAGACATTCAGACCAGAGTTGATGATGGTTATTTAGATGAAGATGCCGGACGGGAATTGTCTCGAACTAGAGCAGAAGCCGCAAGGCAGAAGCAACAGAACGAGATGATGTTGCAGCAACAAAACGTGCAAGTGCAGCAACAGCAAATTAATCATTTAGCTGAAACTGTAACTGATTGGGAAGAAAATACCCGAGCAAGTGACCCTGATTATGACCTCAAAGAAGACTTAATTGACGCAAGAGTTAGATCGATGATTGCCGAACGAGGACAGACCGCACAAACGCCACAAGAAGCAATTCAATTGGCGCAAAGTGCTTATGACCAAGTGAACCAAAAATTTAATGCTAAATTTGGTAATCGACCTTCTATGAAAACTGCGTCTGGTGGTAAACTTGGAGGTAGCCCAGCGCCCGAACCCCAATCGTTACAAGAAGCGATTGCAGCGGCAATGGGGAACTCCTAAAATTTATGTTAGGAAAGTAAAATGGCTTTTTCATCAGCCGAACTTGCGAACATAGCCAACGCTGCTTTGGACTATTATATCGATAAAGGCAGTGTTTATTCGCAATCACTACAAGACAAGCCGTTGCTTAAAGCAATGGACTCAGGAGCAAAGAACTTCCCAGGTGGGAAGGGCGAGCTCAGTGTAGGTGTTAAAGGCACATACACAACAACCGTTTCTGGATATACGCATAACGACACAGTGACTTATGCAAATCCAGCAAACATCAAACGTGCTAACTACGCATGGAAAGAGCATCACGCTGG